TTTTAAATGGTGCTGTTCTATTTTTATAACCCTCAAAATCTTTTTTGAACTCTTCCAATCTTGGTTCTATTTCGTCCGATTTTATAATCCAAAACTGTGCTCCAGCCTGTAAAGCCTTTGCTTGTTCTTCCGGTTCATTTGAAGATGAAATTATCCCAATAACTACGTGATTTCCGTATTGGAAGTTTATTCTTCTAATAAGTTCAATTCCATCAAACGAACTTCCAATTATGTTTAAATCAACAAACACACATTCAGGTTTATCCTCTGTGTTGTTTTCTTCAAACCATTTTTTAAATCTTCTTTCCGCCTCGTCGGCGCTTGTTATAGAATTTAAAGAAAGACTTATGTCTAGTAGAGAACAGCTATCTTCAAATACCAAGTGGAAAAGATCCTCATCATCAACTAATAAAATAGATTCAATCATTTTTTTAATTTTATTTTCATTTTGGTCCCAATGTCATTCTTTTCACAAGAAACACTAAAACCGTGTTCATTTAATATCGCCAGACATATGTTTAAACCAAGTCCGGTTCCCGATTCCTTTTGTCCTTCTTTTCTAACATATGGTTTTGATAACAAGTTAAATTCTTCTTGTGTTAATCCTCTACCGTTATCCTGAACTACAAGGTCATTATTTTCTAAATAAATATGTACATATTTTGTATCGTTATCATTATATTTTAATCCGTTTCTAATAAGGTTGTCAACCGCAGTACAAAATAGTGGTTCGTTAACATCAATATTTAATAATTCATCAATTTTAACTTGTGATTTATATGATGTTGTTGCAAGGTAATTTTCAAGTATTACTTTTAAATCACATTCTGTTTTATTTAAAACAACATCTTTTTTAACTAGATTTGTAAACTCAAACACACCTTTATACACTTTTTGTGTGTGTAACAATCCTTCTTTTAACATTTTTAATGGTGCTTCAAGTTTCAAATTAGAAATCACATCATCTGTTAATCTTCTTTCAAGGGATGAGATACCTCTTGGTATATATGTGTTAATTCCAGAATGCATATCGTGTCTTAATATTTTTGCGGCATGTTCTAGATATGTATTTTGTTTTTGTATTTGATTTGAGTTTTCAACTATTTCAGTAATATCCCTAGCAATTTTTAAAACTCTATATGGTTTGCCTTCATCATTTATAATTGGGTTATAAGTTGCACTTAAATGAATTGGTGACCCATCTTTTTTCTTTCTAATTATTTCCCCACTATAATACTTCCCTTCTTTTAATTTTTTCCAAAAGTTTTTATATTCTTTTGAATTTATATCTTCATCATATAAGAATATACTGTGGTGTTTACCTTTTATTTCCTCATTTGTATATCCCATTGCGTCTAAAAAAGAATTATTTGCATAGCAAATTTCACCATCAATAGTGAATTCAATAACAGGACTTGATCTATTGATAGCATCCATTCTATTTGTTAATTCTGCTTCTTTTTGAATAACTTTTTTTGTTAAGGTGTCTCCTTCTTTTACCGAAAAAGCAAATGAATAAAGTGATGCTAGCATTTGAGCAAAATTTACTTCATATTCTTTCCATTCCCTACTGGTCAAACTTTCAATACATATAACACCAAGAACATCCCCTTTATGAATGATTGGGACATCAAGCATTGATTTGATTCCAAGCGGTTTCAAATAACTTTCTGTAAAACAAGATGTCGCATGGTGCGTTTCGGCATTATTTGCAACTATTATTGGATTAATTAATAGTGCCAAAAAATACTCCTGGAAATCTTTTTTAAATAGTTCAATATCTTGATACCACTTATGCTCCGCTTTTATATATAACTGATGACAAATAATTGAAGTTCTATCGTTATTATATAACCAAATAGAACACCTATCAGTATTAATTGTTTGTGTAACATCTTGAGTTAATGCCTTTGCTCCTTCATTTACATTTCCTTCATAAAATAAAGAATTGTGAGATTGTGAGATAATAACATCATTTAGTTCTTTTTGGTACAAACTAATAAATTTTGTTTTTTTACTTTTTTTGATGTACTCAAAAATGTTTACAATAATGAACGGTGTAAACCCAACAATTAATGCAACTTCAACATAACCTACTTTAATTATATGTTCCAGAAAATTTGTAACAAATAATGATTCAGTTGTAATAAAAAGAATAAGTAGAATTACTGATACTACTAACGAAATTTTTGAGATCTTTGACATAATAATAAATATGTCATAACACACTCTTTTGAAAGTAAATAATATTTATAAAAAAAATAAATGTTATGAGTTATACAAGAGAACAAATTGAAAGTGCTGTAGAAGCAAAAGGTTACAAATGGTTTGATGATGAATCAAATAGAGGTTATGATGTTAATATTGTTGGTGTTAGAAACACATCACCTGCAGTATATAAAAAAGTTACAAATGTGTTTGACGACCATTTAACAATTTCATTTAAAGATGAAACTGGTAACTGGCAGTTTTACTGCTGGAACGGGACTTGTGATCCTGGTAAAAAAGGTGTTCAAGAATTCAGTAATAAAAATGGTGTTGCAAGACTTGTACCGGGTCAGTACAGAGGTGTCTGGAAAGTTGATAAACATCAAGGAAAGTACGATGCTCTTTGTCAAAGAAATGGAAATGTTACGGTATGGAGAGATGCAAACAAAGATTTAGTTTACGATGAAAAAGTTACCGACACTGGGATGTTTGGGATTAATATCCACAAGGCCGGAAAAGACTCAACTTGGATTGATGATTGGTCGCACGGATGTCAGGTTTTTAAACGAGTTATGGATTTTGATGTATTTATGTCAATCTGTAAGAAAGCTGCAAAAATACACGGAAACAAATTTAGTTATACACTATTAGAATCTACGGATATTAAATAAAAGAAATGGGGGTCACTGACCCCCATTTTTATTTATTTTCTGTTATATGAATTGTATATTTTAAAACCCACTTATTATTTTCTTTTACTCTCACACCAATCGTTGGTCTAAAGTCGTCTTGTTTATAAATTATCGGAGTTAACGACACATCAAGTTCCTTTTCGTTAAGTTGTTTCTTGATTTGTCTCATAATGTCTAGTTCTAAATTTTTTTCTTCCATATTAAATAATCGTATATAAATAAACTACCAGTGATCCCAATCCATATCCAATACCGGATGATGTTGCCATTTTTATTCTCTCGCTCCAGGTTTTTGATTCAACCATATAACCAATAAATGGTAATCCTAGAAATGGTCCTATGGCTGCCCAAAATATCATCATAATATTTCTGTCAGCAACAGTTGCAATATACATTGTCGCTGCGGTCTCTATTACAAAAGCGGATATTGCAATTATTAGATATTTTTTCATTTTTTTATTTCGTTTTTAATTTTGTGTAAATAACCTTCAAGAAGAACAATTTTTCTTCTGATTCCGATTTTATCCATTTTTGCCAACATAATCAAGTAATCATTCAATTCTTCAAGTTGATTTTGTGGTGTCACTTCCTTTTGGGTCTCAAAATCCATATCGGGAAATGTATTCTTTAATACGTTTTTAAATCTTTCACTCATCTGTTTTATCTTTATTTTTTAATCCATCATATTAATTGAGTCATATTTCATACCCCAATATTTAATTTCTATTTCACGTTCTTGAAGTATGTCCTCAAAATTTTCAATTTCATATTCAAGTTCCGTAATAACGGAATCTTTGTCTTTTATTTTTTCTTGCATCACCCGGTTTTCATTTTCAAGATTTGATATCTTAAAAACACCGAAACATAACGCAACAAGTGATACTATTAAAATAATGTCTGTGATCTGTGGTTTAAATTTCATAACTTTAAATACTTTTTACATTTTTATATGTTTTTGTCAAAACTATTTTATATTAATAGGAATAACTATAATATTCAAATGTGTAATAACTACCATATCTTTTACATATTCCGTGTCCTGTGTAGTTACTCAAAAGATATTGTTCGGCTTCATCATAACTACTATGTGTTACCTCAACGTGTTTAGGCCCTTCATTACGATATATTTGTCTCCAACCCCAAAACTTCTTTTGTTCTATCACCCATTCAACATTTCTTTCAGATGAATAAGCGTCGTGAAATAATTGTACTATTCTAAATTTTAACATAACTTATTTAATTATAAGAATTATTTTTCATCAACCCAATACCATCCAAAAAATATTCTCATCATTTGTCTGTGTAACCATTTTGGTTTCCATGTAAATGAAAATGATACGGTGTTTGATTTATCTGTTGATCCGAGTACGTACCACCCTTTTACTTTTGTTGGTTCTTTTTGTTCCATAATTTTTTAATTTTAATCTTTGTATTTGTAATTGTCAAATTTTGGAGATTTTAATCTATTTTTCATTGTTGATGTTGGTATTCCAATTTCTCTGGCAGCAAAACTTAAACTCTCATATTCAATACCATCAACAATAACCTTTCTCATATTACCGGGTTTATTACCTTTAAGTGTTTCCGATATTTTTCTTTTATGTTCTTCACTTTTTGGTTTTTTATTTAAGTTACTTAAAAACTCTTTAACTTCAGGTGTGTGAGTTTTACCCTTAAATGGATTATTTTTTTTCATCCATTCGGAATGTTCTGGATTTTTTACACCCTTTTTACCTGTTGGTTTACCCTTTAGTGGACTATGGTTACCTATTCGTGGATTTATCCAATTTGGGTCGTCTCGTTTTTTTAATTTAATAATTTTTGTCCCTTTTTTCTTATTGACTTTAGGGTCTTTCATTTTTTCACTATGGTTCCTACCTATTTCATATTTTCTTGGGTTATTACTTATAGTGTCACCACCATCACCACCTAACGAAATATTATAACCTTCATTTATTGCATTTAATTCTTTAATCCAAAATTTCTCTCGTTCATTTAGCTGGTCTAAAGTTTCACAAATTTCAAGTATTTCTTTTTTAAAATTTTCTATTCCGTACTTTTGAATTGCCAATTTCAACCTTTTACCTGATCCATAATAATTTGGGTTATTATGTGTGTCTTTACCCACGTAAAATTTTTGATTAACTAAATTTGTTGTCTTATAAATAATCATATGGTATTACCTCCTTACCATATAAATATCTGTAAATTTGTAAAAATCCTAAATTGCCATCTCTAATTGTGAATTTATTTTAATTATTTTATCCACATTATATACTTTGAAGTCGTCAATAGTGTAGTCATAAAAATTTTTATTACTATTCAATTCAATATAAGGTAAATCAGTATCTAATGGTGTCCTGTTTAGTAATTCATCTATTCCATCAAAATGTCTATCATATATGTGAAGATTCTGTACTAGATGACAAAACTTACCAATTTTATAACCGCAATGACCAGCAATCATCATTTGTAATCCCAAATATTGTACTTTGTTGATATATCCGGCAACAAGATAATCGTTGCTTCGCTGAATTAAAGTCATATCCAATACCTTATCTTCACCAACCTTTCTAACCGAACAAAGGATTTCATAAGCACAAGGAAATAAACCACTTGTTTCTTCTAAATCAACATACTGATACATACTAATAATGTGTCTTCTACCAAATGGATCATTAACTAACCCATTAAGTAATTTATTCATTAAATCATATCTTTTGATTGTCGCACCATATCTTTGCCCAATACTATTGTCACCGATATTCCATTCTTCCCACCAGTTAATTCCCAATTCACGAGCAACTTCAAGTGATGAAGTTTGTTTTTGATATATCCAAAGTATTTCTTTGATTCCGGTTTTAATTGCAGTATTTCTTAATGTGGTAATTGGGAATTCACCTTTTAAAATATCATACTCTTCAAATACTTGTGTTATAAACTTTGAGTGTGCTGGTGTCCCATCAGAATATTTTGGTCTTGGATTTTCATCCCAAGATCCTTCTGACATAATCTTTTGGATATTTTGAATATAATATTTGTCGGCTTTATTCATTTTTGTTTTGGTTTAAATTTACATTAACCATATCCGGTAGTTTCTTTTCTGGTGTCATTTCTATTAGTTGTTGGTACTTTTCATCACCAATTATACCATCAACACTCCATTCTGTCTTCACTCCGTTTTCGTAAATAGGTATTGAATACGTGTCTTCTTTATTCATTATTTTTTGTTTTTTTTTTGGATTTGTGTAGGTATTTACAATTCTCTCAATCCCGATTGAGCTGTATCCAAGTTTTTTGTCTTGATTAACCCAAGTCATAAAGTTTAATAATTCTTTATTCATAACTTTCTATTATAGTATCTTTGTATGTTAATGTGATTAGTCTGGTTGGAATGTTTTGTTGGTCTAACTCAAAATCTTTCCAATCAGATTTCATAAAAGGGTTATTACCATTTAAATGAATTTGAAACCACTCATTCCTTTCTTGGGTACTCAATTCTCTTTCCTCAATTTTTAATCCCCACCTTTCAGAGAACTCAGGATAGGTTTTACATTTGTTGATGAATTCTTCTTGTGATAGTTGTCGGTAAGATTTCCCACCAACCTCATTATCTAACCAATTTTCTTCTGGATGGTATAACATTTCTTTCTTGTAATTATCATACGCATCATCAATAATCTGATTGTAGATATTTACTTCATCCCATTCTTTGTGTTCGTTATCACCAACTAGTTTATAGTATTTACCTTCATATTCCCATATACAATCCCAATTTTCTTTTACTCTTGGATTATTTGGATATGCTCTACCTGATTGGTCGTAATTCAATTTTCCTTTTTTAATTTTCATACTCATCTTTGTTTTATATCGTTATTCATTTTTTCATAAAATGTTTCCCCAATCAAATTCTTCTGATAACAGGTATAACACAAATCCAGGAATAGCCAAAATAAATGGAATTATCAATAGTAATATTGCAGATATCTTGAATACCCAATATAAAATATTATTTATCATTTTCATCTTTGTTTTCAAATTTTAGTATTATTAACATTAAAGAAGATGCAACCCCTTCGGCAGCCTTCCAGTCAAACCCTTCACTTTCAGGAGTCCAATTTTTATATTCCCACCAAAGTTCAAATGTGTCTAAAACCAACTCCTTTATTTTATAAGGTAGGTTCATATTTTCAATCTTTAATCTACCGTCTTTATAGTTTAACCCATCAAATCTCTTCTTTGCCAATTCTTTAAGTTCTTTTTTATTCATCTGTTCCTAAGTTTTTTAATCCTTCAATAACTTCCTTATTAAACTTTATCGCAAAATCTCTTTCTATCATATTAATAAGTGCTTGTTCAGCATCTAGTTTATCTTCAACAGTTGCCATTTCAACACAATCATCATCTGTCTTCTCACTCCAAAACATCATATGTTTGAGTAAGTCATTTCCATCAATTTTAATATTCATAACTTTCTATTTTTCGTTGTTGAATGTTGGACCACTGAATCCAGGAATATACATAATTCGCATAGCTGTGGTTTCTGCTTGTTCTTGGCTATATCCTTTATCTAGGTACTTTTGAATCAAGTCGTTCTTTATTTTAATTTCTTCATCAATACTAACTTTAAATTCTTCTACTGACATCCCTCTGGATTTAGCTATACCTTCAATTGAATATCGTTCTGCTAAACTTCTTCTTGGTGAAAATTCTTCTTTATTCATAACTTTCTATTGTTTCGTTGTTGTATGTTAGTGTGATCAGTTTTCTGGGTATGGAATTGTCCATATCAACTGTTTCTCTAATCATATTCCATCCAATTCCACCTCCATTTTCGTAATCATATCCAGCAAAAATTATTCGTTCTTTTTCACTCAACTCTCGTTCCTCAATCTTTAGTCCCCACTTTTCAGAGAACTCTGGATTGTTTTTACATTTGGTAATGAAATCTTCCATTGTGTCTGGCCAATCACCTTTGAATTCATTAGTTTTACTAATGTAGTTTTTGAAAGTATCACTTATAATCTGATTGTATTTTTCTTTATTCATCTTTACATTTCTATTTTAAATAAACCCCAATATTTACCACATATCTTATAACAAGATGTAATCATTCATCTTTATCTTTATTTATTATTTTGGTCCGGTGCAACCATTTTTTATATCCTGGAATTTCTCCCATTCTGATTTTGTTGTATCTTCTGATATCAAATCTAAACCATTTTGAAGGGTTTGGACTACTTTCTCCATTACTATTTCAACTTTAAAAGATTTCCATTCTGAATGTGTTTTATTAAAACCATCATTCCACGCTCTTTCCAAATCCTGTATGGTAAATAATTTTTCTTTACTCATCTTTATCCTTGTTTTGATTTAATAACTCAGTTGCTCTATACCAAATAGGTGAGTGGTAATAGTAAACATCATCAAGAATATCTTCCTGTAAGAAAGTTTCAAGTTCTTTTATTCTGTTATCTTTTTCTTCTTCTGTCATTTCTTAAAGATTGATTTAAATTTCATCCAAACTATTTCAGGATAGTTCCATAACCACCAAAAAAATATATAAATTTTTTTCATCAGTCAATTCTTTTAAGTATCAAACATCCATTTTCATCCAACTTTGGAATATCACCATAATACACATTACCATTATTTGACAATGCCGGAACCATCTCAACTTCAACATCCCACTCCTTTTGTTTTAGTGATTGGATGTGATAACCGAATAATTCTTTATGATCCTGAAATGTTAATGCTTTATTCCAGCAATTCATCATATCTTCAAGAGTATATAACTTAGTGTTATTCAAATCAAGTGCTTTTTGAAAACCTGCTTTGTAAGCTCTTGTTTGACCAACAAAATTAATGTTTTCATATAAATCATATCCCATTGCCAACTCACCCAAATCATAACCACGTTCAATTGCTTGACAGTTCTTTATTGACAATTTGTTATACTGACTTTCCCTTGATGTCCCCAACATATACCCATCATCGTAAGTTCCTTTGGTTGGGTCTACAAGGACATAATTTTCTTTTTCTGTTTTATAAAGTTTTGCATTCATCTTATTCTGATTTAATGTTATATGTACTTGGATGCTGTAGATTATTTGGAAGGCTTTGTGATATTCCATCAACAAATGTTTCACATTTATACCCATTTGATTCAAGGTAAATTAACCAAGTATGTGCTTCATACATTGATTCACAATTAATTGTTCCAACATTTAAATCACTTGTTATTACTTGTATTTCCATCTTATTCTGATTTAAAGGTTTCGTTGTAGTAGTTATCACCATCTCCATCAACATATAATAATTTTACAACTTCATCACCATTTATAATGGATATAGTTGGATATTCATCATTAGGTACTGGATGTGTGGATTTAATTTCAATTTTATATTCCCAACATAAGGTATATAACTTGTCAAGGAATTGATTCATTTCTTGTGTCATCTTATTCTGATTTAAATGCTGATAATTTTACACATTTTTCATACTCCTCAATTCTAGAGAAATATTCTATAGTCTCATCTAGAACAAGAGGATAATATTCATCTTTAGGTATTTCACCATTTACAATCTCTTCATAGTAAATCCTATATATTGAATCTGTTATTTCATTTGCAGCTTCTCTAAGTTTGGGATTAAATTTCATTTTATTCTGATTTAAAGGTTAATCTAACTGGTTTTTAATTTCTTTGATTGTATATTGGTTTAAATAAAGTTTGTATTTATTTAAATTAATTTCAGCTGTTTGTCCGGTAACTCCTTGGATTTTTATTTTACCTTTTTCAACCCGGTGAATTATGATATTACTTTTAATAATTGATCTTTGTACCAAATCCAAAAATATGATTAAATCACTTTTTGTATTAAACGTGATAAAATCATATCCTTCCAGGTTTCCAACATTTCCATCGCCATAAAATAAAATATATGTTTGTTCCGGTGTTGTTTCATATCTGGTTAAAACCTGTTTTTTATTTGTTGACACATATAAATTGTGTGCACTAACTGAATCAAGTTTTTCAAGTGATTGTGAATTGACAAATATAGTTGTCAACAACATAAATGTTAGGTTAAGTATTTTTTTCATATTTTTTAAATTATTCTCCTCCCCAAGCTGTAACAACCGTGATTGTAAAAAGTGGGAAATTTTTTTCTCTTATGTAATAAACATCACTAATATATCCATTATCTTGTTCTATGGTCCAGTAATCATCACCGGCCTCATCGGTACCGGTTGGGGTGTCAGCTTCCATATCAAATTGTGCCAGAAGATTTTTAAGGGAATATACCGCAAGATCCTCATCATCAAATGTGATGTAGATATTGTTTTCTCTACCTTTTTCATCAATTGTGTACCACATATTAAGTGGTACATTCTCATTTTTATTAATTGTGACCGCACCTATTTGTGCGTTAGAAAAAAAGGTTGTAAATAGGATTGTTAGGATTAAGATTAACTTTTTCATTTTTTTTGTTTTTATTATTTGTAAAACTTGGTTTCTTCGCCTTTATAGAATAATGTTACTATTTTGGTTGGTGTTGTTGGTTTGTAAACCTCTTCTGTAATGTAGAGATTTTCCATTTCAACATCGGTATTTCTCATAACCCACTCTATTTGTTCCTCAAAGGTAAGATTTCTTTCACGAAATTCCAAACCAAAAAGAAATGAAAATCCATAATTATTGGTTGCTTTCTTAATAAACTCTTCTTTTGATAAGTCCATTTCGTCTTCCAAAATGAACATTTCATCTTTATGGGTTTCCAAATAATGGTTATAAACCTCATCAATAACCTGGTTAAATTTTTCGTTTTTCATAGTGTGTGTGTTATTGTTTCAACAACATATGAAAATAAATCAGATCTAAATTCTTTGTTGTTTTTAATTACTGATTCTGCCATTTCATAGCTATCACAATAATCAACACTATATTCTGGATGCCATTTTTTAAGTAGATGTTCTATGTTCCAAGATTTATCACCATCTAAGGATACACTCATCATCGGATAGAATCTACTAGTACCATTATTTAGTTTTTCTTCTGTAATGTAATACGTTTCTAATCCACTGTAATTCGCTTCCATCATTGGGTCTGGTTTTCCGGTATAAGGAAAACTTACTGAAATTTCTCTTTGCATTTTTTACTTTTTTATTATTTATCGTTTCCGTATTTTTTTCTTAAATATGCTGCCCATCTGGCCTGCTTTCTTCCGTTTATAAAGAACCATCCCCAGTTCATTTCAAACCATTTAATTATTGCTTTCATAAAACTCTACCTCATTTAAATCGTAAACATTTCTTTTATCTGATATTATACTTATTTCGTGTGACTCAATTATAACATCACCATTTTTATGATTTATAATTTCACAAACACTTACATCTTCACATAGAATATTTTCAGCAACACCTCCGTATTTAGAATGGTATCTGAATTTTTTTCCAACATACTTTTCTATTAGCTCTTCTGAACCCGGTTTTGTAATTCTTAAACTCATTGTCATTTTAATTTATTTCTATTATCAACAAATGTTTTATATTCGTCCATTGTCATATATTGAGTATCACCATTTGATATTTCTAATATAACTCCGTGTGGTTCTTTTTCACCTTCATTAATTGCATATGATTTAATAATATAATCAAACGTTATATCTTCCTCATCTGAATTAATGATAACCTTAACTGGCTCTGGGAATAACTGGTTCATACCAACACCCAAATTAAATTCAACTATTTTCTCCATAATCTAAAATATAATTTATTATTATTATAAAAACAACTTTTTTGTTTGTTTTTCTCTGTGAAATTTTATAACAAATCTATGTACCTCTTCCTGGATTTTTGCAAACATCGTAAAAACCTTATCACTTTTTATGTCAATTTGATTACCATCAGTTAAATGGATTATTGAAGACTTGTGATTTGAATCTTTTGATATTGAAATAAGGTCAACCCGGTTTGATATTCCAAGTTCATCAAATACTCTTTTTGCGATACCTAATTGTCCTTTACCACCATCAATTACAACAATACTTGGTAGTTGTTTTTTCTCATCAAGTAATCTTTTGAATCTACGATTAAGAACCTCATCAAATGACGCATAATCATCAATACCACTAAATGATTTGATGATGTATTTACGGTATTCAGATTTAACCGGACTATCATTTTCAAATCTAACGGATGCTGCAACATTTGAATCTCCTTGATTGTGTGAATTATCAAACGCTTCAATTGATATTGGTAAATTGATAAGGTTAAGTTTGTTTTTAACATCAAATACTTTCTTATTATATTTTTGTTTACGAATAACATCAAGTTTCTGATCCAGTATCTGGAGTGTTGAGATTTTGTCAAGAACTTTTTTTGCTTTTTCAAACTCAAGATTGTCAGAATGGTATTTCATTTGTTTTTTGAGTTTTTGAAATACGTTTTTGAGGTCCAGTTCCAGAACTTTTTTAACATCAATTACAATTTCAGAATACCTAAACTTCTGAACATTAAGTACACAAGGTGCTAGACATCTTCCAAGGTGAAATTCAAGACAGGTTTTAAATTTGCTGGCACTTATATTATTATCAGTTAGCTCATAAGAACAACTTCTAAGTTCAAAACAATCATAAATAAGGTTATATACCTCACGACAAAGATTACCGGAAGTAAAATCAAGACTTACTCTTTCGTCTGATTTGTTTCTAACAATCTCAAGTTTTGGGAATTGTTCTTCGGTAAAACAGATGGACCACTTTCTTGTTTTATCATCTTTACCCTTGATATTGAACTTTGGTTTGTAAAGCTTGATAAGTTCTTCTTCCGTAATGATAGCTTCCTGTTCGGATGAAGTAATAACAAACTCAACGTCACGGATATTCTCACGTAACGTTTTTGTTTTTTGATCTTTGTGATTTTTATTGAAATAGGAAGTTACCCTTTTTGGTAAAAACTTTGACATCCCAACATAGATGATTTGATTCTTGTCGTCTTTGAACAAGTAGCACCCGGGGTTCTGTGGTATGTTTTTAAGTTTTTCAGTTAACATATCACAAATATAGTAATTTTTTTTAAAAAATATCCTTGTTTGTTATGTACGCACCAGATAAAAAAAGAAATATTCCAACCTGGATAAATCTAAAGACACCACTACCATCAAATGGATTTAAAGAGCCAAGTATATAACTTGATAATAGGTATATTGTTAGACCTAAAAATATTAAGAATTTGTAATCTTTATTTTCCATATTTATAAATTATTTGCGCATATTTCACATTGGTTAGCTTTCTCATTACCAATAAAATCATTTTTACAAGTATTACATTTCCTATGTGTAAATCCAGGAGTAAAACCCCCAACCGGATAGATATTTTTTGAGTATCTTTCGGTTGCAACAGAAACATTTTCTTTTGGTGTACCAAAATATATATCGTATAATTTTGTTATAGTGGCAACATCGGATCCGGTCTTAATTTCAAATTCAACCCAGACATAATTAAAATCATCAATAAGGTTTTTAGTTGTATTATTAATGTCATTTAAATTACCAACCGGGAAATATCCGTGTCTTGATTTTAATTTTAATTCACCATCTTGTAAAACCAATTTACCAACCATATTTTAGTTTTTGATGATTAGACAATCACCCTCAATAAGTGATTTTTTCTTATGATTAATTTTTTGTTCAAGACTAACAGTTAAAGGAATACCAAGTAATTTATCGTAATCCGTTTTTTCTAGTTTATTTTTAAAATTATCAACTAGTTTTTGTGCTGTTGTTATTTGTTCCCAGGTATTACAAGATTTAATAACCTTCTCAATCCATTTTTTTATCTCATAATTACTTTTCATAAATAATTCAAACTTATATATTGGGTTTTCCATTGAATAATACTATCATTTGGTTCATAACTTGGATTTGTCTCACACGAAGTTCCTTTATCTTCATTTTTTCATTGTCATTTAATTCAAAACTTTGAGCTTTGATATCAGCAATTTGATTTGTTAAATTTCTATGTTCATTAAGTAATGAATCATAAACTAATTTTACATCTTTCATTTTTTAACAATAGCATTTGTTAGTTTATTTATTAGTGATTGAGTCTCCTCAAACCGATTAAATCTAATTAAAGGATCTGTATTAAATATTTCAACATACCACTCATCATTTTTAACTTCACTGGCGGCCGGAGTGATAAAGGTTAACCCATCAACAATATCTAGAACGTAATAGTAGTCATCACCATTTCCATCATATTCTTCCATATTTTCTATCTGGAGTCCTAATAGTTGTATTTCTTTTTCTTTCATTTTATTCTGTTTTAAATGTTTCGTGGTTATATTCATCAAATGTTTTATACTTAAATCCAAGCATTGGGTGAGTTTTTCTACTTTCGTTAAAAGCATCTTCAATTCGTACTTTCTCCATTACTAAATGTTCCTCAACAATATTGTGTAACATTGTGTCACTTACTTTGGTTCTATCAATAAATGTTGACAAACTTTCAATTAAACTTTCTATTGGTGTTTTCATTTTATTCCAATTCTTTTGATTTAACAATTGTATGTTTTGTGTGAAATCTCATCAAGATGGTGACGAGTTCCGGAATGTTATCAAATGCCCACCTTTTGGTTTCAATAACATAAAAATCTCCACCACCACCATTTTGAGTTTTGATAGTTAAAAATTGATCTTCACCATCACAACAATCTGCGTCCTGGGTAAATGTCATCTGAAATTCTTGTGATAACAACCAGGGTTTATCTTTTTTATCTTCCATTTTAGTTTATTTTAAAACCAAAGATATTAATTAATTTTGTAACTTTATGATTTGTTCGTTTACACAATCAACAACGCTTGGGTATTGCCCACCAACTGTTACGATTGCTTTGTCGCCAACACTTATTTCATCTAATGATACTAAATAAGGTTTTTCGTCAACAACAAATAATTTTACTCTTTTTGTCATTTTAAATTAAATAAAAGTTTTATATTATAATATATATCCTAAGTCCTAGTTTCTATTTTTTATTTTTTTTGATATAGTAATAATACCAATTGCAACAAAAATAAAAACAAATGTTGCTATATGTAAAATCTGTTCAAATACTACCATAAGTTATTTTAAATGTTTAATTTATTAATTCTATTCATATCTAAAATATAGTTCTTTAAGTTCTGAACTAAAGTCTCAGCGTCTGTTTTCTTGTAAAGATCCGGATACCTTTCGGCCAATAATTTTGATTCTTCAAGTTCATTACAACTTATAAGTATGTCCTGGATAATTGATTTGTAAATGTGTTCTTTATTTTCCTCTAGGTTAGTTTCAATAACTTTTTCTTCAAGATCCTGACAATAATCTATTAACTCCTCAACCGGCTGTAAGTCCATTAGATGTTCGTTCCCTTTGAATATTTGACTGATACTTTTCATTCCAAATAATTTAATATTTTTTCTTTAACTCCGGATTGTTTAATACCCTCGTTTGATTTTGGTGTTAATACAAAATTATTAATTGCCCATATGTCTTTCCAGGGCTCACCAATTTTACCCATATTCAAATCATCAACTGAAACCCAATGTGTGACTTCAGGATGGTCGTGTAGATATTGTTTAATCTCAATTGTTCGTATTTGTTCTAACTCCCATCTTGGGGACCAAATAAAATTATCGTCATAATCTTTACAATTTTGTATATTTGGTGTTAGTGCAATTGGTTTTTTGGTAATACCATGCAATTCATAGTACTCCCCAAGTTCTTCAAAAGTTGCGTGTAATTTCCAATCGGAAGATACAACTATTTCAGCCCCGGTTTCTTCAAGGATTTCATTAAGAATCCTAACTGATTTTTCATCAAAATCATCAAAACGAAATTGTACCGGTGCGTCTTTAATTTCTTTACTACTTTCTGGGTTTGAGCTACGATATTTTGCCCATTTCTTTTTTCGCCCTCCCCAATTGTTGGATAAACAAATTACACCATCGTGATCTAAGAATATTACTTTCATAATTTTATTATTTTTTAACCCAAAATTTAGACATATCCAAAAATCTTGATAGCCGTCCTTGCCAGTCTTTGATTTGTGTTTTTGGGACCCAGAATTCCATCTCACCGATTTCATCAACTCTTTTCATAAATTCGGCCCGGAACTTTTCAACCTGAGTTGAGTCTGTGATATATGGTACTCCCATATTTTTAGCACAAGTCTTACCAACTCCAGTAAGCATTGAGAACTCGTCAGTTAGGGTTCTCATACAACAAGAACAAACGGATCCTCGTTTAATAGTGATCTTACCGGAGAACCTAACAGCCTTGTCAGACACACCAATAACTTTTGTGATGTCCATAAGAACCGGCATAAACTGAAGGTTATATTCTTCTTTAAGTTTTTCACCAACTGCTCTACCAACCTTAATGGTATCTCCAGGGGCCGGAATATTAAGTTTGTATGTCTTAGAGTTCTCCTCCTCTTTTTGGATTTGGGTTAGTGCCGCAGAGATTTGTTTCTCAGTCAAACTTCCATATTCCTGGAACTTTGTTTTAAGGTCATTTACAAAAGTATTGGTGCCGGCATAACCAACGATTTTTTTCATATCGTCAGATAATTCAGTAGATTTAATATTATTAACAGCCACTAAAATTTTTTCAACGGCAGACAATTGATTTGGTGTAAGAGAACCATATTTTTTTAGGTTCTGTTTCATTTTCAAAACAAAAGGGTTCTTGCCGTTGTAATTTTTGATTTCAGTTGTAATTTCAATTGTCATATCTTTTGATTTATTATTTATACAAAGATACACAAAGTTTTTAAATTACAAAAATTCATTTTACTTTTTTGAGTTTTGCCACTCAAAATAATCTTTCCGGTCCTTAATTACTTGTCCAATAATTAATGAAATTGATATGATTGAGAATATTAACATTGTTTTCATATAACAATATATAGTTATTTACCTTCGGATGTGTATTAAGATAACATTATCAAATCTTTAAATAACAAACCCCACTTTTTATCGTGGGGTTTTATATGATTTGATTCAAGACATTAAGAAGATAATTTAAGGGTAAAGAATTTTAAGTTTTAAGTGTGATGACTTTTGAACAGTTGAATGATGAAAGTTGACACTCAGTATCGCTATCATTTATCTGGCCAGTAGGCTCTTGATCAAGAAGTAAAATCATCTTACCTCAACACTATCCACAAATCATATTAGATTTCAGTATTTGAATTAAATACGTCTAGTCTATCCTGGATTTTCTCAATTGTTTCCTCAAGGTCTTTAATTGTTTGATTTCTATTTACGATAGAAATTTCAGATGTTAGAATGAGTTCACTTTCCATCCGGTAACGATCTCTATTTGATTTACCTTCAGTACATTCCATTTTCTTTAATGACTGAATCATTGATTTTAATTCTGCCATATAGAAAATTTCCTGAAGAACCGGAGTATTTGCAATATGGATTTTAGCTTTCAATTCTGAAAGTTCTGTACGATCTTTGATAATTTGTTCTTTAAGTTCAATAGAACTGTAGGGTCTTGTGTTTCCAACCTCAATTGTGTTGTGGTCTTGCATAAGTTTGGTATTCTCACCAATTCTTTTAACAAGTTTGTTTTTTTCTTTAAGTGCTTGTTTGATATTCATAGTAACCAATTATATTAATTCTTTTTTATTTTGTCAATATTATATTCTCGGAAAAACCATTCTATTACAAATTCTCTTGTCTCTTCAAAATCAGTATTAAACATATTGACAATGGGCCTTACAACCGAATCTAAATTTATCTGAGTGACATTACGGTGTTGTTCGTGTATAAAATAAGTTTTTTTATCTCTTTGGAGGGATGTATAAGTTTCTCCTGGCAATGCCGCCAAAGGTTTTTTTTCAAGTTTTAAATCACCAAAATTCATTTTTAAGAATTTATGAATTAAATCCATTTCCCGGGATTTCATTTTCTTTTCTAAATTTTCTTACAATATGGTAAGCGTTGTCAAGAATCTCATAATTTGATTCAAGACCACCTCTATCATCAAGAAATATATTTGCATATATTTTCCCATTGATACCATAAGGTTTATCCCAAGTCTGGTGCATTTCATTTACTCCGTGAACAACAATACCAAGTTTCTCAACTTCTTCTTTCGCACTTTTTAATTGTTTTTCACTTCTGGCAGTATTAATTAAAAATATAATACCTTCTTTTTGACACTGAAGGACTAAATCAACAACTTTTTTACAATTTTCTCTTAACTCTTCATTGTATGGAATAATTGTATCATCAAGGTCACAACCAATAATAATTTTACCATTCTTTAACCATTCAGTTGCAAGCCGATTAATGTAAAAGTTTACGTGATGTCTAGTTTTCATATAGTTTTATTGTTTTTGGGTCAACCGGCCAGATTGGTGTTCTACTTAATGTTACCTGGAATTTATGGTGTAAATTGTTATTAACAGCGGCAAATTCCAAAACACCAACACGTTTTTTACCATCCTTATCTAGACATTGTACTTTCTTGCCGATTAACTCTTTAAATCTGTCGTCAGTTCTGTCGTAAAGTGAATTTCCTTTCATTCTTCAATATTAATATATTTTACAATTCTAAGTTGTACTATAAAAGCGTATGCCCAACCAAGTACTGCCAACCAGTTACCAAGAAAAACTGCTGATAGACAATTAATCCCAAACAAAACTAATAATAATTTTTCATAATTTTTCATACCAAATCTTTTTTTTCATTCATTATTCTATCCCATTCTAATCTAGGTATCGCAACTCTTAAGTTATCTATTGTGCAAAAAACCTCATCCTGGAATATTTGTGGATCCTTAACTTTTTCTGGGTCTAGATTTATTTTATTGTAGTAAGTACAATCATTTGCAAATCTTACATATACCTCAAATTGATTCTCCATACTTAGTTTCTTCTTCTGTTAATGACTCTTCTTCGGTGTCAAATTCTACAACACTTGGATCTAAAAATGTTCTTGGCTCTAAAAATGTTGGTCTAGTATAGGCTGTGCGTAGTATTGCTAATGGTCCTGGGTCACGATGAATTCCGCGGGTTTTATGTGTTTTACCTATTACCTTTTCCATATTTTCAAATTCAGTTTCTGAAAATAGTTCGTAATTTGGTGTAAAATCAGAACTAAAAACAGCTAACTCATCCATAATAATATTCAATATATGGATTGGGAGTCCGGTCTCATATGTGTCAACGGATCTACCTTTTTCATTAAACACATTAAAAATTTTGCCTGTATCAAAGTGTTCACTATCATATGGTCTATGAAAACCATATTTTGTGTTTTTATTATGATCAATAACATATACAAGTACTCCTTTTGAATGTTGGTAGAAATAACTTGGGTCATTGGTCATTGCGGTACACCATTTAGCTTGATAACCATAATAAACGGATGAGTTATATGTTAATGGTCTAAAGACAAGATAACCATCTTCATCATAAATTGTGTGTATCTCCTTTTTAGAATTTTTAAAAGATTCTTTATATATACCTTCAATCAAAGCAGCGTTAAGCATATCCCAGGAGTCATACTTTGAGATATCCTTTTCTTTAATTAGTCCTCTTTCCATAAGTTCGCAAAACTTAACAAAGCTTGACATTTCATCCCAATCAAATAACGTATCAAAAAGAACTCTTTTTGTTACAAAGTCTTCAAATTTATCTGAATTTAAAATTTCTTCAAATCTTTCACCTCTATTTTCTGTATAATGAGATATACGATTTTCACTAACACGATATACCATTTCTTCATTGTATTGTTTGTGTAACATTTTAACCAAGAACTGTGTATACTTTTTAGTCTTACTAATATCAAATCTTCCAAGTAAATCAACTAAACTAATTGATATCTCATTGTTTTGCTGTTTAAGTTTTTTAATTCCCATTGTTATTGTTTTTAATTTCAGTTAAGCATGTAGAAAGTATAAGAAATTCAAATATCACAAACAAGACCCCACCCCAAAAAGATTTATATAACCACCATTCGGCCGGATTAAAACTTTTATTAATAAGTGTTAATACAGCATACCAGAAAAGATTTTTAAACAAAAATTCAATTCCATTAACTTTAAATTTTTTATCAATCATCTTAAAACAAAACTATGAATTATTATAACCACTTTATTATCCGGATTAGATATCGCTCTGTCTTTATTTATTGTAATATCTAACATCCCAAGATCCTCTTTAAGACGATTAGCCTGGATTAATACTTCTTTAATTGCGTCCTCCTCCTTTTTGAAGAATCCAAAATAGGCGTCACAAGTTCCGGTTTTATCACAAACTCCATATATAATTTCTCTTTCCATATTCAAATATATAAAATAATGGTGATTCATCAATGTGAATCACCAACATTATTTTTTTCTCCGTATATAAGGTAATCAGGATTTATAACCTTTGATACTTTGCTACGATTTCCGGTTTCAGATTTAACAACTATACCTTCGTGAGGAACTTTTGTACCTTTTATAAAATTATTAAACACAAATTCATCTTGTTTTTCTTTGGACCAGAGTCCCATATATAATAATTCAACCTTTGGTAAATCTAAAAGGCTGAAGTGTGCCAATTCAGAATTATATCTTTCATATTTACCATCAACTTCAACATCAAACCCGGCAAACTTTATTTCCATCATTCCATAGTCATAGTTTTTTTGTATTCCGGCCCCATATATTTCACCATATATTATAAGTCCTTCAGATAAATCATCAGGATTAAAGGTGTCTTTTACATGATCCCACAATCTAGATCTTATGTCATATTTTTTTGCAACCTCATCCCAAACATCAGTAGAGTAAAACCCTTGAGAGTCAGACCCTTTTTCAACATTATGACTACCATACACATATTCAAATGCCGCCCATTTTCTACCAAACAAAAGTTTAACCCGATCAAATAAAGAAAGTTTTTTCTTTCTAACTATTCCGTAACGAGCATTTGTTCCGTGAAGTTTTCTTGTTATTACCACTTCATCTTCTTCAGTAAACATATCAGGAACGTTTTTCTGATTTGGAAACTTGTAATATATATGAAAGTTTGGATTTTGATGATACCTTATTTTACGACCATTGGATTCTAATGTTACAGTTTTAACAGGTGGTTCGTATTTGAATATTCCCAATAGCTCCATACAATCAGATCCTTCGTAACGATACTTTTCAGGGATAAAGGTAGTTGGTATTATCAAGCACTCAGAATAAACCCCACGAAGTTTTACTGTTCTTACTCGTTGACCTTTTCGTAGGTAGTTAGTAACGCCTAAACCATCAGATAGTTTTTGTGGTATTATAGCATCTGTTGTTGCAACAACAACAAGATCACCTTCTTTATATTCACCTTTTTTAGTTATTGCCATCCAACCATTAACCATAACAAGTTCTATGTTGTCAGCTCTAGGTATTTGAGTTGGTACTCCAACTTTTCCTATATATGCTACACTATTTTGATTTTCCATTTTATATTATTGTTTCTTTAACTATTACACCATCAACATATCGTGATACGACAAACGATTCAACAGATTCTTCTGAGGCTTGTAGTAATGCAATTTCTTGTTGTAACTTGTCAAAATCTTCTTGAGTGATTAATGTTCCAGACATAGATCCGGCACCCTCAATCATTTTTATTCTATATGAACCATATGGTTCTGTGTGAATTTCTTCAACCATAATTAGATTGTCATATTCCAAACCTTTTGATTCATCCAATTTAATTAATTTACCTTTATCATCTCTTTTATAAAAAGCACTTCTATGATAACCACAATCCGGACAAGATGAAAAAAATTCACCAGTTTTGTAATAGAAATCCACAAAACAACTTTCAGATTTACACCTTGGACATTCAACATAACTTATTACACTTCCCATAATTTATTTTTTTATATATTTTCTAATTAAATTAAATATTTCTTTGATGTCTGTAAAATCTGAAACTGGTGAATCAGTTCTTCCGGGTAAAAACATCACGGTAAATCCGTGGTTAGCCTGAAATGTTTCGGTAACTCGTTTACCGCAGATCTCATTAAGATAAATCCAAGGAAAGTTTCCTGACAATTTAACTTCAATACCAATTTTTTTAAGTCTTTCAATAAACACACCAAGTTTATCAGTACTTAGTTTTGTATTACTAATTGTTTCCATATCACAAAGTTATAAATTATTCAAGTTCTATGTAAAAAAAATCATTAAAGTCCATATCACCACCACCGTAAGTATATTTAACTTTAAGTTTTGTTTCTGATATAACATCATACCCATCATAAGAATGATATGTCCCTAATCCCTTTTTCATATTTCCAAATTGTTCAATATACTTACTACGAGCAAAGTCGTTAATTACTGCTCTATGATTAGCAACTTTAGCTAATACTTCTAATGATTTTTTTATATTTTCCATTTGATTATAATTTTTGATACTAAATATAACAAATGATAAACAACATTAAAACGATTGTTTACCATCGGACGTTATAAACAATAAATTAAAATTTGTTCCACCCTAATCTTTCAACCCAATCAGAAAAAGATTTTTCTTTCCCCTTATCAATAGGTTTATCTTCTCTCAAATGTTTTGGTATGACCTTATTATACCCTTCTATTACTTTATCAGAAAAATCTTTTACATCTTGTTCTGTCCAATCTACATTAACATTTACTTGTTTTGATGTAATATTACCATCTTTATCAGTAGTAATTTTAGTCGTTTTAGTGTTTCCGTTGTATTTCATAATTTTAATTTACATGTTTATAACAAGGTATATGTGAAATACCTCATAAAGTTTCTACTAAATTTAAATTTCTGTGGTAAGGTACTTCACATATACCCAACCGTTATACTTCCATAACATTCAAGTTTTTTATCAGTCACATTCCACAAATCTTTTTTTCCTTCCGTCATATGACAATTGTGTTTCTTACCAGTTCTCTCACCGAACTCCACGATCATATCATTATGACGATTACGAATAAGATGAGGACATTCTTTACAGGGTTTTTTCATTAGACAAAAATAACAAATTATTTAATATCCACAAAAGATTTTATAGGTTTTAAATAATTTTTAATATCTCTATAATTACACCATAAGCCTTGTCCTTCAGCACCACCCTGTCTTGTTACAAGTCCTTTATTTTTTAGTCCTAAAAATTCAGATTTACTGATAATAAAAACGTCAATACCCTGGAAATTAATACCACATAAAAGTAAATAATCATAATCGTGATCCTCCATTATGTGTTGCCATTTCCAATCACCATTACTTACCCAATATCTAGATGATTTAACTTCAAATTTTTTACCGGATGAGTTTTGTTTTATGTCGTGTCCAGTACCACTTGGCTTGTCTAACTTTAAGTGTTCTTTAATAATTCTTTGTAATTTTTCACCAAAAGACTTATTTCCGAGTCCAACCATTTTTACAATGTCTGGGTGGGCATTATTCTCAATATAATAATCAACCTGGGTTTTGGTTGTTTTTATACTTTCAAAAGATTTTGTCTTATTGATTTCATCTATTGATATCATATTAATAAAATTATTTTTTGGTTTTGAACTTGTACTCGGTATCAATTTTTCTTTTGCCGTATTTTTTTTCCATTAGTTTCTGGTGTAAGTCCCATTCCAATATTGATTCATTTGTTTGTTTTAACCTTTTTGAAACTTTTTTTGTTGATTCCACATCAAATTCTACCCCGTGTCTATTAGGAAATTCATAAACTAATCTATCTGTTGACATATTATGTTGTTTTAAAAGGATGTAAGCTCCAAGATCAGCCTCTATTTCATCTTTTTGAGAACGAGGTCCGTTGTGATTCAATAATAAATGAGTAACTTCGTGTGCTTCAACAAAAACTAAATCGTCAAAAGTTAAGTTAGAGTCTATGAATTCCTCACCATTAATTATTATCGTTTTATCTTCTGGTGAATAAAAACCATAACCATATTCATCAAATAATGTTTTTAAAACATCATAATTATCATAATCTTTAAATACAATCATAATGTCAACACTTGGAAAAAATCTACTAGGGTATGGTAATACTTCCGTATTTCCCTCACTTAAAAGTTTTTTAGTGATAAGGTTTAATTGATTTTCAGTAATAATAATCTTTTTCATACTAATAAATATCAAGGAAGTTCATCTCTTTCGTGTCTTGCATAACTGGCCATATTTCTTACAATATCCTCAATACTACGCCACTCAATATTACTATTATAAGTTGTGGTATTTCTACTATGTACATTGTATATTAGATTGTCACCGGTTGTTGTTACATTTGGATAATTTGAAATTTTAAAGTCATTAGCTAGTAGCGTTTCGTTTCCAAAATCTACAATACCTAATTCTTTTGCTAATT